TTAAACCGAATCGGCGGTTACCGATTACCAAAGAACTATGACAAAGATAGAAACAAAAGCTCAATACGACTGGGCTGTAAAAAGGGTTGAGAAATTACTTCCGCTGGTTACAGATGAAACCCCTCTCGATGACCCAAATAGCATAGAGTTGGAATTACTTTCTAACCTTGTTGCTGACTATTCAGAAGAACATTTTGCACTGGGAGAACCAACCCTTGTTGATGTTCTCAAACTCCGTATGTATGAAATGGGGCTTAACCAAAAAGCGCTGGCTGAATTAATTGGTGTTAGCCCTTCCCGATTGAGCGATTATATATCCGGTAAATGTGAACCTACTTTGAAGGTTGCTCGTGAAATAAGCCAAAAGTTAAATATTGATGCTAATATAGTGCTAGGTGTTTGATTGAATATGAGAGCTGTTGAAGCAATAGTTGAGAATACGTTGATCCATAAACAGATATGGGGCATCACTAAAAGCAAAGGGCCTAATTCCCAACGGAAATAGACCTTTAATCTTTGTCGGGGTAGCGGGATTCGAACCCACGACCCCCTGCTCCCAAAGAACAGTCCATTACTTAGTGTATCACGTTGATTATTAAAATTATATATTGCTTTCTAAACAGTGTAAGGATAAGCTTTTGAACATTTTCTATTTAAAGGCTTTTCCTATCCTGTCACCGGATACCCATCCATCGCCAAACTGGCAGTCCTTGATGTCCACGATGTAGACTCCTTTTATTTCCAGTCCTTTCGTTTGTGCCTCTTCCAAGTATGTACGTGCATAAGCATCAAAGTTTGCTCCAGAATAAGCATCAACTGCAAGGATGAGAAAGTTCGCATCTGTCAGTTCGCCTTTGTAGATTCCTATATCGGCATCCACAAGACTCTGAACGTATCTGTCGGCTTTATCCTTCTGTTCCTGGGACGGCTTGTTCCCTCCGCAGCCAAACAATGATATTGCTAGTATAGTTAACAGTATTTTCTTCATGGATTTAGATTGTTAGTTTGTTCTTTAATTCGTTATATAAATCGGGATTTCTCATGTCTTCCCAATAATACTTCTTGTATCTGCTCCTGCTGAATCCTTTCTTACTCTCATAGACAAGAATACATTCCTTATCACATAAAATAATCACTGAAGATAGCAGTAACTTGGCATAAGAGAATGCCTGAAGAAAGGCTGATTCTACCTCATGATTGTTCTTCATGTGGTATTTAGCTTCAATCAACACCTTTGCTTTTTCTTCTTCTGGCTTGTTGTTATAATGAAGTGCATAATCCGGGAATATACGATGTCCTCTACCTGCATGGATTGGCAACTGACGAATGTAGTCTTTATGCTCATACCACCCCATTTCATTTAACAATGGCTCTAGTAATTTTTTCTCAACATCCTTTTCCTCCTTAATGACTATTCCTTCTGGCAATGAAGGTGTGTGTATTTGTGGAAGTACGGATGTGTCAAATCCTTTTGCTTCTATCATCCTCACGAGTTCTGCATAATCCTTTCCCGTAACAGGCCATCCATTGACTCCCTGAAAATTCTTTCTGACAAGTGGATGATTTGAGAAATATGTGTCAGTTTTCAACTCCTTTAAAGAAATGTTAGGTATGACTATCCTATCTCCAATGTATGTATTATTATAATAATGAAAAAAAGGGTCTATGACCCCGTCAGTCTGTGCTATCCATAAACAGGTTATGGCACTTACAGGAGAAGTTTCATAATGAATAAGGATGTCTCCCCTTTTAGTGTCCATGTTTGATTGCCAGAAGCCAGTAGTCCAATGAGTACCATATCCTTCAATCAATCCACCAATGAACCATGCAGCCGACGGTTGGGGCATTTTGCTTTTTTCTTCTATGCCAATAACATTAGGAGCATAATCATACATGAAAGCACTAAGTTCATCAGGCGACAATTCGTTCTCCTTCCTGAATCGGTAGAACACCTTACACAACTCCCAGTAATACATACACCTGGCTTTATAATCAGACTTCTTTGGTATTGGAGGAAGTTCTATTTCAAAGTAGTCTGCAAGCCTTGTAAGCTGATAGAATTCATCTACATAGATATAAGGGAAGAAATATTCTCCAAACAAATTATTCAACTCCATTGATAGGAATGGTATATACTCTAGCATCCGGTCAAAGTCACCAATCTTTAGGACTTGTTCTGATTCTATTATTAGTCCCGTAGATATAATTTCTTCATATAGCTTACCGGCCTCTTCCAAGGACAGCAATTCTGTTTCTTCATGTTCCGATACCTTATAGCACCAGAAGTCTTCGAGGATTTCACAAATCATTTCTGAATTGAAGGAATCCTTGATTTTAGGATTGTACTTCTCGAACAAGCGTTCCTCTTCCATCCACTCTTTTCTGTCTGAAAATGCTGTTATGACGGATTCTCCCTCAGAAGAGTTCTTGTATAAGTTCCAAAGGTATTGATTGAATCTCATGATTATAATCTTTTCATACACCCCAGAACTTGGAAGATATGTTCTATCATATTCTTAGGAAGTTCCTGGATACCATATTCCGGAGATTTATTAGTAGGAACCAATGTATAGCATTTCGGATCATTTGACGGTCCTAATCTTTTGATAGTTCTCATTCCGTTTGTAGTTACTATTGCATATACTTCTCCCAGTGGAAGAAAAGATATATCTTCTATCTTCTTTAATGCAATAATATCTCCATGAGTGATTTCCGGTTCCATTGAGTGGCCAGTTACATTGCACCAGCATGTGGCCTCATTGTATTTCTTGAAGTCTATTAAATATTCCGGCTTTGCAGTCTGGTCATTTAAGACAATATCAAACCCTCCTATAAAATCTACATTATAGTAAGGCACACCATTAGTGTAGCTTATTATAGGTTCAGTTTCTGTCTTCTTGTTATCGATGATGAAATCTGAAACCTTAAACTTATCAACAGAGGCAACATCAAATCGAGCACATAACTTCCTGTATTGTTCAGGCTCTAAATCTCTCATAGACTTTTCCATACCTGAAATATTAGCTTGACCACATTCAAGAATTTCAGCAATATTCTTTTGTGTAAGTCCAAATGCTTGTCTGAATCCTTTTAAATCGTACATATCAGTAATATTATTTCGCTAAAACTAAAATAAAGTTAATATTGCTGATATTTTCACTGTAATATCAGTGATATATCAATAATATTAGTACATTTGCATATCGAAACTTTGATACGAAACAAAGATAACAAATAACATCAATAATACGCACGATTATGAAAAAGAATTTATTACACGAGATTATGAGCCTTGCATGGCAACTGGTAAAGAGAAATGGTTTCTCTATGAGTGAAGCGTTAAAATGCGCTTGGGCTAACATGAAGCTGAAAGCTGCAATGAAGCAAAGAATCGTAAAGTTCTACTTCAAGAAGGTGGACGGCAGCATCAGAGAGGCTTACGGTACACTGAAAGAAAACCTGATACCGGCTACCAGCGGTGATGACAGAAAGAAGAATGACACAGTAGCAATATACTTTGATACCGAAAAACAATCTTGGCGATCATTTAAAAAAGCCAACTTATTGAACATAGCATAATGGATATAAAAAGAATAGTTCTCGAATCAAACAATGAAGAAGAGACAGATTACTTCGTCTCTTCTGATGGTAGAATATTCAAAGAAATTACACCATCAAAAAATGGAAATGGCTATGCCATGGTAACGATATATAAGAATGGAATTGGCTATACAAAGAGTGTCCACCGGATTGTGGCAAAAGCATTTCTTCAAAAGGTAAAAGGAAAAGAGTATATCAATCATATCAATGGCGATAAAATGGATAATAGATTAGAAAATCTTGAATGGTGTACACCACACGAAAATACAGAACATTATCACAAGACGCTGAGAAATGGCAAACCAATGTACAATCAAAAAGCATGTTTGCAGATTATAGATGGTGAAGTTATAGCAGAATATAAGAGCTTGAATGAAGCCTCACGAAGAACAGGTGTAAGTGTTTCAAACATCTATTGCTGCTGTATCGGAAAAACGACAACGGCTGGTGGCTATCAATGGAAATATAAAATTTGACAACCTTATAAATATCGCATGGCTATGACACGTTACGAAATCGAGAATGAACTTGACAAACTCTACAGAGAGCTAGAGACAGTCAAGAACGCAGACGAAGAAACGGTGTGCAGGGCATACAACACCGATACCAAGCAAGAATATATTGACATTATCCAAGACGAGATAGACTGCTACGAGGCGATTTTAGCCGGTGATGAAGAACCTACTAGTGATGAATGGGATGCACACGGGTTCGCCAACGAAGCCGATTATCTGAGATACAAATTCGGATAACAACTTACCCTGCTGACGGATTGAACGGCAGCCGGCAGCGAGAGCCGGGCAGGGTTCTACTTGATTGGTTCTTTGACGTGATGGAATTTTAGGTGTACCGCTACACCTGACGCAAAAGGGGGTCGACTGAGTAGCGATAGCGGCACGGTGAAAAGGGTGCGAATAATGGACTGGCAATAGGCAAACGCAGCGCATTAATCACCGTGAGAACAAAAATGACTTATACGATTGCAGGTGGCCGTAGGCCGGCTACAAAGACAATCTTCACTGATTAGACACCAGCAAGAACTATATATCCCGTGGCTTATCAAAGGTTTGGTAAGCAGTAAGGCAACCATCGGAACGCCCACGGGAACGAATTTTAAACTACACGATTATGGAAGTACACAATTACAAGGCATTTGACTCTTCGGATGTACTGAAGCTGATACCGAAGGATGATGTGGTGGCCTACTACGGTATGTATTACCTGATGTCGGATTATGGACTTGAGGAATGTCTTAATCTGATATGTGATGAAGATATTGCAGAATATCTCGAGAAACAAGGTTATAAAATCGAAAAACTGGAAGAGCCATGCGAAAACTGATAGTTCTCTGTGCTATATCCGTCGTGATAATGCACTTTAATCAAGATCTGTCCGCTATGTATTGGATAGGGTTCATAGGAGTTACAATCACAAGTTTATTAATCGGAAAAAGATTAGACAATGAACGAACTGAAAGAAACAATAGATAATATCTGTGATGATTTCGCTGACATCAATGCAATACTGGCAGCCCGTTCAAGAGAACTGGACAGACGTGAGGCCTTTGATCAAGAAATCAGCGAACAGATTCAAAATTTGCTGAAAGAAAAGAAGTGATATAATAGACAGATAGTTCAAGGGTAGAATATCCTGCATGTCAGGAAGGTTACGGGTTCAAGTCCCGTTCTGTCAGCAATCAATTAAAAGTTATTTATATGGTAAAAGAAATAGAGGTTAATGAAAGCTACCAGACAGTACGTCTCTTTGACGTAATGAAAAAAGGGGATATCTACAAAGTTCCTTACGACAAGAAACGGCATAACGGAATCAAATTGGAAGCTTCACGTCGTAATCGTGATCTTCGTTTGATCGGAGTCCTAAAAAATAAAATGGATGTAAAGTTTCGTGTATCAGCGACAGAATATCCAGGCTTCTCTGCAATAATCTGTTTAAAGTAATGATGTTTTATGGTAAATGAAGAAGTTCTAAAAATTGTTCTGAATGATAAGACATTTGGACGCGATCAAGCTGCTGATATTGTTGGCGGTTTGTCAAGGTTAATAGACTTAATCGGCAAAGGATTAATCCGTGCCGAAAAGCGAACGAATAAGCAGAATGGGAAATGGTTCTGCAATGCCTATGATGTGATTAAACATGCACAGTTGAAATATTGAAATACGCGATTATGGAAACACAGCTTATTTACGGGAAGATGGCCAGTATTCTCAGAGAGACGAAAGCCATTACAAAATCGGAGAAGAACCAGCAGCAGGGATTCAAGTTCAGGGGCATAGACAACGTGATGAACGAGCTTCACGAACTGTTTGCCAAGAACGAAGTGTTCATCCTGCAAGAAGTACAGGGATTCACCACAGAGAACAGACCGACGAAATCCGGAGGTACGAATACATTCACAAGGGCGACAGTCAAGTTCAGGTATATAACTACAGACGGCAGTAGTGTAGAGACAGTGAATGTAGGTGAAGCGATGGATTCAGGGGATAAGGGTATGAACAAGGCGATGAGCATCGCATTGAAGTACTCCCTTTTGCAGATGTTCCTGATACCTACTGAAGACCAGAAAGACCCGGATGCTACCACACCCGAAGAAACGGACTATCTGGCGATGGCGATGCAGGAAATCAATTCTGCGCAGAGTATACAGACCTTGTCCGGTGTATACAATACATATACCGCATTACATACAAACCAGCAGTTCATGACTGCCTTGTCGAACAAAAAGAAACAGTTGAAAGATGCAGTTAGCTAAATCCAGAGTGATATTCGATCCGGAAGCGCACACCTATACCTTGGACGGTGTGCTGCTTCGTGGAATTACGGGGATGATTGAAAGCCAGTTGTTCCCGGACAAATATTCCGGAATACCGGATTATGTGATGAAGAAGGCGGCAGACAGAGGGCATTTCGTCCATGAAGTCTGTGAGCTTGTGGATGACCTCGGAGTTTCACACGAAAGCGAAGAGGCGAAGAATTATCAGAACCTGAAGGAAATCTATGGACTAAATTATGAGGCAAGCGAGTATCTTGTATCTGACAACGAGCATTTCGCATCCTGTATAGATAAGGTGTACCGGGAAAGTGAAACGGATTTTTCGTTGGCCGACATAAAGACTACCTACAGGTTGGATAGGGAATATGTTCGATGGCAACTGTCGATTTACGCATATCTGTTTGAAATGCAGAATCCAGGATGCAGGGTAGTAAGGTTGTTCGCCATCTGGCTGAGGGGAAGCACTTCCGGACTTGTCGAGGTGGAACGTATTCCGGATGCAGTGGTTGCTTCTCTTATGGCAGCAGAGGTCAGCGGTATGCAGTTCGTCAATCCGTATGCCGTACCCTCAAGAAAAGAAGACCTTCCGGACAAATACCGTGAAATGGAGGATTCCATCATTGAGATAACCGAGCAGGCGAAATACTGGGCAGAACGGAAGAAGGAACTTACGGACGGCGTAATGAAGGAAATGGTCAAGGCGGGTGTCTATTCATGGAAAGGTGAATCAATATCATTTATCAGAAAGAAGGATTCAATCAGAAAGACTTTCGACCGTGAGTCCTTTGAAAAGGATTATCCGGGTGTATACGACAGATACCTTGTCGATACTCCTGTAAGTGGAAGTATAACATTAAAAGTATCATAAATGAGTAATCAGATAACCGGGCGGCTGGTCTATATCGGCCAGCCCCAAGAAATACCATCCAAGAACGGAGGTAATCCCTTTGTGAAACGTGAGTTTATCCTAGACGCTACGACTCACGACCCATATACGGGTGAGCGCAGCCAGTATGAGAATATCCTACCGCTTGAAGTAAGCGGTGACAAATGTGCTGAACTAGATAATTATAGGGTAGGCGATGTGATAACGGTTTCTTTTGCCTTGCAGGGCAGGGAATGGACGAATCAGGACGGACAGGTGAAACGGATGGTGTCCATCCGCTGCTATAAACTGGAAGCCCGTCAGCCAATGCGCCAGCCAGCATCCATGCCAGCACAGCAACCGGCACCGATACAAACGCCGACCATGGCACAGGCGTTTCCACCTGATGTAGATGCTAACGGAAATCCAAAAGACGATTTACCGTTCTAGCCTATGAGCATATTCAATCTGAAAAATGAATACGATATACCCAAGTTCAAGGCTTATATAAACAAGCTGTTCCAAGAGCGTGCAGTTGTGGAAGTGAGAAAGAAGCTTCCTAACCGCACGCTATCCCAGAACAGCTATTTGCATCTGCTTTTAGGGTATTTCGGTAGTGAGTACGGTTGCAGCCTTGATGAAGCAAAGATAGACTTCTATAAAAGGACTTGCAACCGTGATTTGTTTGAGAGAAAGACGGTCAACAAGAAAGGCAAGGAAGTAACCTATCTGCGAAGTTCTGCAGAACTGACAACAGGTGAAATGACTTTGAGCATTGACCGCTTTCGTAACTGGAGCGCATCTGTGGCCGGCATCTATCTGCCTTCAGCCAACGAACAGCAGATGCTAATTTTTGCACAACAAGAAATCGAACGTAATAAAGAGTTTATCTAAAATTTTGAGATTATGAAAAAAAGAAAATTTCCCCAAGATGTAGCAAGATTCTTTAATCCAGAGAAGTCAATTAATCCTAATTCAAGCGGCATTCATCAAAGAGAGAAGGCCTTACAAAGAAGTTTCATCCCTGTTTATAATGGTATGGGTACCGCTAAAAAGATTTATAATAGGTTCGGTGTAAAAAGTTATAGATAATTATGGACAAATTTTTAGGACAAGACATCCCTGAACAGGAACGATGGCAGTTCCTTCAGGACAACGCCGATGCGGTAGAGAAAATCGGATATACTCACCGATTCACCCCCGAAGAACTGGCTCAGAAGAAAGAGACTTTGGCCGAGGTATCAATCACCATCAACGATGTTGAGTTGGAGAAGAAAGAGGCTATGGAAAGCTTCAAAGAACGATTGAAGCCTTTGAATGAAGAAAAGCAGGAACTTCTGGACCATATCAAAAGAGGTTCAGAGTTCGTGGAAAATGAAGAATGCGCAAAAATTCTTTATCACGAGGAAAAAATGGCCGGATTCTACAACAAGTTAGGTGAACTGGTTTACAGCCGCCCGATCATGCCACAAGAAATGCAGAAGACAGTATTTAGTATTAACCGTAAAACGGGAACAGACAATTAATTATGAGTGAGAACAAAATCAACTTGGTTGTGCCGAAAGAATATAACGGTAAACCTATTGAAGTAGTATTAAGAGAAGGTAAAGCAGCAGAAGCACTTGACCCGAAAGAACCTGAAAGAGTAGTTATTAATGGAACGATAGATGCACCTTTTAAATGGCTGGAGAAGCGTGTCGAATTGATTAATCAGAAATCGACCCACATCATCGTAAACCGTGATAAGATGTATCTGTCTTTGACTATTGATGAAACCAATTATTACCAGACGGTAATTGGAGGAATTTTGCAGGCTTCTAAGGAAATGCAGGAGTTCGGTATCAATACCGACAAGAAATGGGAACCTATCAAATTGTCCCAGTTCTTCAAGATGCACCGTGCCTTCTTCAAGGATAAGTCTGAGAACATGATGCTGGTTTCCACTTTGAAGAATTTCAAGGCGAAGGTGAATCAGGATATAGAACGTAGCAAAGAGGAAAACGGCAGCAAGACGGATAATTATTCTCAGGTAGTTGATTCTAATCTACCGAAATCATTCAAACTGAACATTCCTCTTTTCAAAGGTTTTCAGTGTGAAGAAATCGAGGTTGAAATTTATGCTGATGTAGATGGACGGGAAGTTTCTCTCTCTTTGGTCTCTGCCGGTGCGAATGAAGCCATTGAGGAATACAAGAACAAAGTGATTGATGAACAGGTTGAAGCAATCAAAGGTGTTGCACCTGACATTGTAATCATCGAAGTATAACTGACAGCCCGGAAAGACGGGCATCTGGTATCGTGGCGGAATTTGGAAAGACGACGCATGAAAACTAAGGGACTTTTACTCCCGCAGCCGAAGGTAAACGTAAAGTCGTATTGTAGGTTGCAAAAGCTCATGCAGTGTGGCTATAGACGCAATGCAGGTTCGAATCCTGCCGGTACCACAAACTAAAAATATGAATTATGCCGTATTATATCAAGAAACCTAAAAAGAAGAAAGAAAAGCCTTTGCCGTTATTTGACAAGGCAGGTATCAAGATTAAGAAGAAGCCGGATTTAGTGGCCAAACTCGACAAAGTTTTCAGCCGCTATATCCGGCTTCGTGATTGTATGCCAAACGGGTATTTCCGTTGTATCTCATGCGGCCAGATAAAGCCATACGCACAGGCCGATTGCGGACACTTCCATTCGCGCCGCCACATGGCCACACGCTTTGACGAGGACAACGCCCACGCAGAATGCCGGGCGTGCAACCGATTCAGTGCTGACCATCTGATACAATATGAAAAGAACCTGAAGGTCAAAATCGGCCAGCAACGTTTCGATAAGCTGGCATGGAAGGCCGGACAAACAAAGAAATGGAGTGATTTAGAGTTAATGGAACTCACAAAGTATTATAAGGCTTTGGGAGATAAGTTGGGTAAGGAGAAAGGACTATGAATGAATTAAAGCCCGGAACATTCGTAATGATGGTAAAAAACGAGGATGGATCATTTTCTCCCGTTGGGATGAATAAGGAACAAGCATACATTGTGCTTTCTTTTTTAAGCCGTTTGAGTGAGGACGAACCGTTTATCGTAAAAGACAACGAGAAATATGTACAAACTGCGTGATTATCAACAAAGGGCCAGTGATGCTGCAGTAAATTTCTTTGCAAACAAAGCCAAGAAAAACAATGCTATTATGGTGTTGCCGACGGGGGCAGGGAAGAGTCTTGTGATAGCTGATATCGCCAGCCGCCTTGAAGGGCATACGCTGGTGTTTCAGCCGTCAAAAGAGATATTGGAACAGAATTTCCTGAAGCTCTGTTCTTATGGAATTCTGGACTGTTCCATTTATTCCGCATCATTTGGGCGGAAAGAGATTTCAAGAATAACATTCGCTACGATTGGTAGTGTTGTCAATCATCCAGAACTCTTTCAGCATTTCAGGAATATTATTATAGACGAATGCCATCTGGTTAACCCGAAAGAAGGAATGTATAAATCATTCCTTTCTATGCTAAAGTGTAAGGTGCTTGGACTCACAGCTACGCCTTACCGCCTTGCATCAAGCAGGGATTTTGGCAGTATGTTGAAGTTTATCACTCGGACCCGGCCTTGTGTATTCTCTGAGGTTATTTATCAGGTTCAAATCTCCACCCTTTTGGATATGGGTTATCTGTCAAAGCTGAATTATTATGAAATGAACCCTTTAGGATGGAATGAACTTAATCTGAAGGTGAACACGACCGGAGCCGACTACACAGACAAGTCTGTCGTAAAGGAGTATGAGCGTATCGATTTTTACGGGTTTCTGGTCAGCATTGTACAAAGACTAATGAACCCTAAAAGCGGGATAAAACGAAAAGGTATATTGGTCTTCACGAGGTTTTTGAAAGAAGCTGAACGCCTTACCTGGTCTATTCCCGGAGCGGCCATCGTTTCAGGAGAAACCCCAAAGAAAGAGCGCGAGAGTATTCTTGAGGCATTCAAGGCCGGAGAAATTCCGGTCGTGGCCAATGTCGGCGTACTTACTACCGGATTTGATTACCCAGAACTGGATACGATTGTCATGGCACGTCCTACGATGTCTTTGGCACTGTGGTATCAAATAGTCGGTCGTGCTATCCGTCCGCACCCGAGTAAAGAGGCCGGATGGATCGTTGACCTTTGTGGAAACAAAAAACGATTTGGAGAAGTGAAGGATCTTCGCCTTGTTGATAGTGGAAATGGTAAATGGGCAGTGTACTCTAATAACAGGCAGTTGACTAACGTAAGATTCTAAAACTATGGAAGAAGGATTTTTGAGACTAAGCCGCAGGTTTTTCTCGAATGAAATGTGGAAAGTTGCCCGTGAGTTTTCGGAATGCGAAGCGTGGCTTGACTTGATTCAGTCAGCACGATTTGATGCAACCGACGAGGCGTATAGCGAACTCATCGGAGGTCGAGAAATCTCTTATACAAGAGGTCAATATCCGGCATCCATATCGTTTTTGATGAAGCGTTGGAAATGGTCTGAAAAGAAAGTCAGATATTTTCTTTCCAAATTGAAGAAGAAGGGGATGATTACAACTTGCAACCAACAGGGTATGACTGTCATAACCCTATGCAATTATGATGACTACAATCCTATCAAGGACAAGCCAAAGGACAATGGTAAGGGCATAGATAATGATAAAGAGATCAATGACTTAAAGGTGTCTGTGGGCGAACTAAGGGCAGAGCTAAGGGCAATGTCACAAAAAATGGCTGATAAGATTGAAGATTTGGGGCAAGGTAGGGGCAATAAGAAAAAGAAAGATAAAGAAATTATTAATAATATTATTCCCCCCACACCCCCCAAGGGGGAGGGACTTAACATAAAAGCCCGTTCTCTTTTTGAAACCCATTATAGACAGTTGTTTGGAAGTGATTATTACTGGACGGCCAAAGATGCAGGGGCAATGTCCCAGTTACTTCAGAAGCTGAAGTTCCAGCGGGAGCAAAAGCAGATGGACGTAGCTGAGGATTCAATTCTGTATGCTCTTCAGTATCTGCTATCGTCCATAAAAGAGGGGTGGATATTCGAGAATTTCAGTGTGACGAACATCAATTCCAAGTTTAACGAGATAGTTTCCCAAGCCAAGAAAAAGGCTTATTCCAAAACAGATATAGGCGTAGTCCTGAAAGATAATTCTACTGAAAAATACAAAGACAAAGGATGGTAACATGGAACAGATAGATTTCAGACAAACAATCGAAAGGCTGAAGGATACGGGGTTTTCACCTGTACCGAATACGGTAGAAATTTCTATTCCGGATGCAAAGAATGTTTTAAGGGCTGGTATTAAATACTTCACGGGGGAGAATGCCAGATGGCTTCCGGAGTATGAAGAGGTTGCAAACTGGCTGGCCGGCAATGGAGGTCGTGGGCTGTTGTGCTTCGGCAATTGCGGAAGAGGAAAGACCCTTATTTGCGGAAGGATTGTTCCTCTGATCCTGAATCATTATTGCCGGAAGGTGGTAAGCTGCTACGATGCACAGCAGATGAACGCTGATCTGGATGCTGTGAAGCAGAAGCATATCATCTACGTCGACGATATAGGAACGGAGAATTTAAGTGTGAAATACGGCGAAAGAAGGCTTGCTTTTGCAGAGTTGGCAGACGAGGCTGAGAAGAAAGGGAAACTTCTTATCCTGACTACTAACCTGTCGATTGATGAGTTGAGAGAAAAGTACGGTGAGAGAACCATCGACCGTTTGAGAGCTATAACCAGAACCGTATTGTTCAGCGGTGAAAGCCTACGAAAATGAAAATCACAATCTATTGGGTAACGCGGGATTGGGAGTTAATCCGGAAACTGCGTGATAAATACAAAATACCCCAATATACAACAGTCAATGGGTTAACCGAGGCAGAAGTAAACGAAGAAACCCTTAACAATCTTCGCAAAGGTGAACCAAAGTATCTAATCATAAGAAAAATAGAACAATCTGATAAATCTGTGGAATATGCAAAAAGAAATGCTATTGAGAAAGCTGGATATACTGAAGAAGTCCTACAAGGAAGTGAGGAAGAAGGGCAACAGCCCGGAGGCTAAGGCTATCCACGTCGAGATTGAGCAACTAGTTAAGGATATAGAAGAAGCCGAAACAGAGGAACTCATACAGAAGGCAAAAGAAGCAGGAATACTTCCGAGGCTGGAACGCATAATAAGCATGATTCAACTTCTTTCCTGCGAGGCTAACGATCTGTTATCTGAAGCAGAGGACAATTTTAAGAAAGCCGGGCTGATGACTGACAAGATAGTGTATATGCAGAGGGAGTATTACAAGGCAGCCAATGTCTACTTCAAGGAATTTGCAGAGATAATCAAGAAAACTAACACTGGTAATGATATGTTTAGCGACCTTGAAAATTTCGACAATATGATACGCATTTGGGCCGATTTGAAGGAAAGGCCGAAACCGAAATCCCTCATGGGAGGTTGCAAGGCTGCGGCAGGCAAGGCGAACGGACTTAGCCAGATGTGCCAAAAATGCCCTTTGACCTATAATCCTGAAACACTTATCTGTCAGGCTTGTGATAAGTCTTTTAAAGAAGGGTTTCAGAAGGGTGCTAAATGGCTTGAGAGGAAAAGAATTGATAGAATAATGAACAAAGACAAGGAGGTGCAAAATGATAACAGAAAATGATCCAAATCTTCCACGTAAAGTGGATTTGGAAAAGAATCCGTCTGGGACTGAATTGAAAATCGCTCAACATCGGGAACTGGAAAAACATGGAAAGTATGTTACTATCCCCGGTGACAAGACTCATACGAGGATTTTCGTCCGTAACGGTGAGGATGCGAAGAAGAAGATAGCCGCGTATTTAGAGAGAATCAATAATCGACCTCAAAGATGGAACTGATATGATAAAGTTACTCTATATAGACCTTTTCTGCGGTGCCGGGGGAACCAGTACCGGAGTAGAAAACGCACGCTACGCAGATGAACAGTGCGCTAAAGTTGTCGCTTGTGTGAACCACGACGCAAACGCTATCGCCAGCCATGCGGCCAACCACCCGGATGCGCTCCACTTCACGGAGGACATCAGAACATTGGAACTGTCTCCTTTGGTGGCCCATGTAGAACGAATGAAGAAGATTTATCCGGATGCACTGGTTGTATTATGGGCCAGCCTTGAATGTACGAACTTCAGTAAAGCCAAGGGCGGCCAGCCACGGGACGCCGACAGTAGGACGCTGGCTGAGCATCTTTTCCGATATATCGAAGCCATTGACCCTGACTACATACAAATAGAGAATGTCGAAGAGTTCATGAGTTGGGGCGATATGGACGAACATGGGCACCCTATCAGTAAGGACAAGGGCCGTTGCTATGAGAAGTGGAAAAGGAACGTGAAGCGATACGGCTACGACTTCGATTGGCGCATCCTGAACGCTGCCGACTATGGTGCCTATACCACTCGCAAGCGTTTCTTCGGCATTTTTGCCAAGCGTGGCTTGCCTATTGTCTTTCCCGAACCTACCCATTGCAAGGACGGCAAGACCGATATGTTCGGACGACTGGAGAAGTGGAAGCCCGTCAAGGAAGTGCTGGACTTCTCCGACGAGGGAGATAGCATCTTCTGCCGGAAGAAGCCGCTGGCCGAGAAGACCCTTGAACGTATCTATGCCGGACTGATTAAGTTCGTAGCCGGAGGAAAGGAAGCTTTCATCGTGAAGTACAACTCAATGAGCCGGACGGGAAAATACCAGGCTCCGAGCGTTGACGAACCTTGTCCGGTTGTAGCGACACAAGGACGGTTGGCATTGGCCAAGGTAAACTTCCTTTCAAAGCAATTCAGCGGCCAACCCGATTGCAAGAACATCTCGGTGGAAGGCCCAGCCGGAACAATAACCTGTAAAGATCATCATGCTTTCGTGTCGGCCTATTATGGGAACGGGAACAATCATTCTGTTGAACAGCCTGCACCGACGGTTACAACAAAGGACAAACTATCTCTTGTTACCCCTTTCTTTATGAACTACTATTCCGGTGGAGGTCAGTTGGGAAGCGTTGAAACGCCATGCCCGGCCATCATGACGGTGCCAAAACAGAATCTGGTTACTCCGGTTCTTATGAAACAGGTCCCTTATCGGAAGCCGTGGATAATGAATACCGCTTTCTCGAATGTAGGAAGCAGCATAGAACAACCGTCACAGACCATCACTGCAAACCGTAAATGGCACTATCTGATGAATCCGCAGTTTGCCAGTGCAGGTGGTTCAGTGAACAATCCTTGTTTCACACTGATAGCAAGAATGGACAAAATGCCTCCCTATTTGGTAGAAGCCGAAGGTGGTATAGGTATACAGGTAACACCTGATGACAGTCCAATGACAATCAAGATTAAGGAGTTTATGGCTTTGTATGGTATCATCGACATCAAGATGCGTATGCTTCGGATAGCAGAACTCAAGAAGATAATGGGTTTCCCTGAAGACTATGTACTGATTGGGCCACAGTCAGACCAGAAGAAGTTTATCGGCAACGCAGTTGAGGTAAACATGGCCCGCGTACTTTGTGAGGCTATCTGTAAGGAGATTATAAGAAAAAGAAAGGTTGCGTGATATGGGAAAACAGGAAAGCGTGAGCGATTTTTATCAGTATGCAAAGGATTTGGCCAAGGCTGAAAGGGAACTGAAGGTTGAGCGATGGGTTGAAGTCACTCTTTACTACGGATATGCAGAAAAACAAGTAAGCTTATATCACTACAATCTTCCCCGTGAGATGTATTTCCGGTACCAATGGGTAATCAGATGGAGGATGGCGAAATTACAGTGCCAATACCCCAAACAGATTGTATCTACAAGCCTGTACTTCTATGACAAGCGTTCTGGAGAATCTATGGAGGTTAGCGGTTGCCTTAGTAAACTGATTTCGGCAAAAGCCCAGATAACAAAAGCAGAACGCAAGATGAATGAGTACATCGAGCACAACCGTCAGAACAACATGTTCTTTGATGAGAATACGGACGAAGAACTGGTTAAGTTCCGGGAGAAACTGGAACGCAAGAAACTCGAATGTGCCGAGTGTGAAAAGAGACTTGAGCAGCTTGTAGAAAGAAGGAGAAGTAATCAATGAAAATAAAATTGTATTACCTGTTCTTGGCAGTCATGTGGTGGCTGCTGGGATAGGTGGAAAAGAGAAGTTATGAAACAAGTAAAAGTAAAAATTGAAACAACTGTTGAAACCATGTTAGGTGATAAGCCTGTAAATGAATTTCTTGGTGATGTCGCAGATATATGTCATACATCATTGGAGTATTCAACATCAAAATATGAAGGGTGTGAGACACTCTATGAGGACCAAGAATATGAAGATTACAGAAATGACATGGAGGACAGGGTGTCTGTTCTTGAAGGTGCTCTTTGTCGTATTTTGGATTTGCTGGAGGATTAAAAAGAAAGCAGGTCTGATAATCAGCCTGCTTCTTAATTCAAATCATTTTTTTATATAATTGAGAGCTTCATCAAAACATTTTTCAAGATCATCTAATTTTAATTTTGGAGGCAAAGTATATAATCCTACTCCTTCTTTAATCTCTATTTTTTCATTAATTACGCTATAGATATCGACATTACTACTGAAAATATATGATTCTCCATTATATTCGAAATTTCCTGTCCTTGTTTTCTGGAGAAGAAATAAAAATACATTAATACAATTCAATAAATCAATATCTGGTAAGTTTAAGATGTATTTTTTTATATCTTTTGTATCCTGTATCCCAAGAAGTTTTAATATAGCAATAGTATAGGTCAACGGGGATTTAGTATTAAATTTGATTGGAGTGGATTCGTATACTTTCTCATCGATATAACTGTCAATGCCATTTAAAATTTTTTCTACATCCCTTACCGATAGTGAATTCAATTTATTGTCTAAATCTATTCTTCTAATATTTTCCCTTGATATACAGCACTTTTCTAATATTAATTGATATAAATATTCACGCGCAACTTCATTTATCGAGTAGAAAAATGGTCGATAACTTGTGAATTTATTGATGTACCCATCATAGTTTGCTTCTTGCCCATAAAAGTGGTGAAAAATATTTTCAGTAGTATTATAATCAAATACTGTTATGATGTTATCAAAACCAAATTTATTGTGCAATAATTCTGGATATGTAGTACCTTCATCTTTATATGTATTGTCATTTTTATATTGATATACTCGGTCTATATGAGCAGAAAAAATATTTAAAATTCTAAAAAGGTGAGCTGGATCCATACGATCCAAATCTTCGATAATTAAAACAACTTGTTTATTATTATTATTAGTGTTACGGAACCATTGAATATTGTCAATTATAATTTGAGTTATTAAGTCGATTTCATAAGGGCTACCAGATTTCTTAGAAAAGGATTCTAAAAAAGTGTCTATAATTTGATTTTCATCCTGGCTTTGAATCGCATCTTTGTATTTTTTATATTTTTCTGTTAACTTTTGAGACCATTTTAAAGTATTATATCCAGCAAGAAAAAGAGAAGCTGTTTCTTCTGGTACTCCTAAGTTTGGTAGTATTTGTAATAAACTTCCTAAAAATGAATAGGATTTCTGCATAATAAAGAATTGGAACATTAAATGTTCAGGAATCTCATAAGATGGTTCTATCATATTTTTTGCAACCATCTGGATAAGAATATCCCTTTTTATATACTCAAAAATTTCTTTATTATCAGCTATTTGATAGTTTACTGGATATATGGTAATGAATTCATAATCATCGTTAAATTTCTTTTTGAATGCATTTAAAAAGAATGTTTTCCCATCTCCAAATTTAGCAGAGAAGATGGCACGTTCGTTAAAATTAAGATGGTCCTTGAAGGCTTTAAGTTGATTTTCTATTGGTATAAGTTCCATGACTTTTAGTATAATTTTTCTTCAAAGTTATATGAAAAGAGCGAAATATAACAGTAGATATAATGACTTTTAATTTTATGGTAGATAATTATAGACAGTCTTGGCAGTACTTTATGGTAATTATCTAATATTTTATTCCTATTGATTAAACCAACTATTATGAATCAGAATTGAATAATAGTGCTTTTTTATTTGATATTTCAATTTAAACTTACGAAGTTTGTAACTAGTATAAACTATGATAATTTGAACTAATATGGATATTCAGGAAATAGCAAACTCTTATGCTGAGGGGAAAGCCAATGAAGCTATAACAAAGGCCATTGCTCAGGCATATATAGATGGATATAAAGATGGTTATAAGAGCGGAAAAGAAAATGCTCAAGTAAAATGTAATGATGCGGAATTTGTTGACCTTGGCTTGCCGAGCGGCACCTTATGGTCATCTGATTATTTAAAAGATTCCGAAGGTAAAATCTGTTATTTACCATATGTTGAAGCAGCAAAATATTCTATCCCAAGTATTGAACAATGGAATGAACTAAAAGAACTTTGCAGTTGGGATGTTTCTCTTTTATCTAACAACAGTAAAATATTCTATTGTATAGGGTTGAATGGAAATAGAATTTCATTTACTCAAACCGGATTTATACAATCAACTTCATGTATTAAGATAGAGGATGTAAAAATGTGGTTACAGGATAAGAGTGAAGATAATAAAAAACAGTCTGCTAGGGTAAACAGTGAATATATTTTCCCAAAAATTCTAAGGGAAACATTGTTATCATTTTGTGGCTTTAAATTACCAATTAGATTGGTACGTTAGTTAATGTTTATAGAGTTTAAGAATCCACTGACAGCCCTTGTCAGTGCTTTTTGAATACCCGGTAACTGCTTTGTGGCGGTGACCGGGTATTTTATTTGAATATAGATACCAATAATGATGCAATGGCTATAATAGTATTAAAAATTAGAAGCCATTTATCGAAATTGGCCCCTTTACGTTGCTCTTCGCGGTATTTTTGTTGAGCAAGGATTTCCTTCTGATGCAACTCACGATATTTCTGTTGGGCGAGGATTTCTAATTTCTGAATTTGAAGAAAGTTGTATTGCTCTTCCATGAGAGCACGTCTTTTCTTCTCATCCAGAGCCTTCATGTAATCAGAGTTTCCTGAGAATCCAGAGCCTATTTCAAAACCAAAATCATTCTTATAAGAATCAAATTCATTCATATAGATATAATCAAATTATACTATGGGCATACAATATGTGTGCCAGAGAAACGATGTCAAAATGTCATAAATATAGAAATTATGAACTTAAACAAATTGAGAGATAAAGCCTACCAGTGCGCAGTAGCCCACGGATGGCATGACGAGAACCTGAGTGACGAACATTTCCTTTGTCTGGTCATATCCGAACTTATGGAAGCGGTAGAAGCGGACCGAAAAGGGAAACATGCCAACCGGGTTAATTTTGAGTATTATATGAAACAGAGGAAACGGGATGAAGGGGAATTTATGTACGCTTTCAAGCATGGAATCAAAGACAGCGTGGAGGATGAACTTGCCGATGCTTGTATCCGTATGTTGGATTTGGCCGGATTGAGAGGATATGATTTGGATAGCTTTGACTACGAAGGAAGCGATACGGAAGACTATTCCGATATGAGCTTCACGGAGTCCATGTACAGAATCTGTGTGTATGTAACTGACGGATTCTACAACGAATATTATGACACTCTTCTGAATGAGATATTCGCTTTCTGCAAAGACAGAAGTATAGACATCTTCTGGTTTATCAATCAGAAGATGAAGTACAATGAACTACGTCCTTATAAACATGGAGATAAAAGCTATTGAAGATTATCAGCCCTTACCATGATGAATTTATCAAATTTCTTTAATCCAAGACTATCCCTCATAGCATTGATAATTTTTGTTTCATGGTTGATATAATCACATGATTGGAATGTCAACTCTTTATTTCCAACCTTTACAAGTGCTTCAAAATAGTCTTTTACTGCTAAAGATGTGTTATTGTCTCCGTACAAACAAATAGCATTAACTGCATTTTGAAATTCATTGAATAACCGTACGTTATTTGATGAGTTTTTAAATTCTTGAAGAGCCGTTAAATATCTAAAATATACCTCTTTCTGTTTTTCTCTAATTTGTTTTCTAGATTCAGAACGTTGTTGAAACAAGTAATTAATGGTCGCAGTTACAATTGATCCTAAAAGTGCGCTAACTAATGCTATTAAAGCTACCTGTATTTTTACATTTTCAAAATCCATAATAGTAAGTATTTAAAAAGGGAGCCAGCCCACACGATTAGAAGCCAACTCCCACACACGATTATGATGCAAATATAAGAATTTCTAACTAAAACTTTCCTACTATGACAAAAGAATTTTCATCAATCGTGGAGTTGAAATCAATACGTGAACAGAAATCAAGATTATCTGAACGTGAACAGGAGTTAGCATCGCCTATTTTGACCGATTTGTCACTTATTCCGGAGATTTATGGCTGGTTCAAGGAACTGTTGGCCGGGATGGATTGCCCGCCCAATCCTGAGAGCGTCACCCAGCGAAAGAAGTTCCTCTTCATCGTGCTGTTCCTGTTCGCCCCCAGCGTGCTGGCCGGCGGTCGGCTGCCGAATGGGATTAGGGCGGAGATTGCCGGCGTGTTCCCGGATGTCTCCCCATGTGTAATATCGAACAATATTGCTGATGTTTCCTTTATCTACCAACAGTATAAGGATTTCCGGCAGGATATAGAGTATCTTTACAATCAGATTGTAGAAAGGCTGAAGGCCAAAGGACTAATCAAGTAGTTGTGACTAGCTTTCATTCTAGTAAAAAGCCGGAAACATAGCGTTCCGGCTTTTCTTTAATTATATACAGAATAGCAATCATCAAACTGTGACATTCAAAATAGCTATATTATAATAGCTTATTAGGTTCCATTCCTATAAAATCGGTTAGTATAGAATGCCAGTCTGATATATTAGCTCTGCTAGGATGGTAAATTCTTATGCATTTTATCTCATTCTCATTGTCTATGAGATATTTGCCATTGTAATAATCCGTTCCACGTAGCCAATTTGTGTTCGGCAAATGATCATAAGCTCTATTTCCCCATACAATCAGTAAATTGGGCTTCAGTTCTTTAATAACATTACAAAAGAGAGGTGTGGAGAGAGCATAATCATCATTAGAATATAACACATTTGATGCTTCCCCTATGTATGCAGTTTGAAGAAAATTATAGAAAGATATGCTATCCCATAATTTTAAGCTTTCTTCTATTGTTACATTTTCTTTGCCATAGAAAATTTTATCAAATCGGTAAAATGTTTTAGTCATCCATCTTTGTTTCTCAATAATATCTTTTCTAAAATCGATATATGACTTCACTATTCTTTGTGTAAAATTGCTGCAATCTTCCATTTCCTCAAAAGAGCAATTCCCATATACTCCGCATCTGTCACATCCTCCACAATAATGGCTGTCACCAATAACAAGAATCTTATAATTCTTTTGTTGGTATTCACTTCCAATCCAAGGTTTGAAAAAAGTATCCATACAGTATTTTTAATAATTTAATAAAGGTTTACAATGGTATTTCTTAATTATGATATGAAAGCCGGAATGTTATATTTCCGGCTTTTCTGTTTTAGCTATAAAATCAAATTTTAAATAAAACTCTTGTTTGAATAACCTTTTTAAAGCAGATAAATATTCAACCATATCATTATATAGTTTTTTCTCTTTTTCACTGATCTTATCTTCATATTCCTCTCTTGTTTGTGAAAATTGTTGTATACTGTCTGTTGCCATCTTTGATAATTCAGAATTATCTTTACTTTTGGTTGCTAGATCAAAATATATTTTCCAATCCGTAAGATGACTTATAGCATTACTTGCAATATAGCACAAAAATACCACAAACTCTTGCGAACTCTTAACAAGATTATTACTGCGTTTTATTGTATATTCATCGTCAGTTGAAACCATCAGCAAACGGTTTTCATGTAATAACTTCAATAGTGTTTTATTTACTTCATTTATTAATATTGAAAGTTTTTCTGCTGAATTCTTATCATATAAATAAAATAAAAGTTGCTTTTTATATAATTGAAGTTCTTCTGCTAAATGCAGAATTTCTATATACCTATTGGTCCTTTGTTCAATGAAAGTATGTTTTCTCTGTGATTCAAACGAGATTTCATTTTTTACCGATTCTATGATTTCTGTAATTTCATCTATATCTTCTTTTGTGGCAAGATTCTTTCCTTTTTCTTCATTATAAGCTTTATTCCGGGATATACTATAAAGGCATATAAAGTTTCCTACAGCCAAAATTATAGTTATGACATTTACTAATGTATCTGCTTCCATTTTATTATTTCTCTATGTGTGTGGTAAAAAATGTTATAAATCATTTTCTACACTACAGTAAATATTGTTTTCACAACATTACTGCTTTAATTCTAAATCATCTATTAAGAATCTATTGTATTCAGGTAAAGGCTTATCTGAACAATAAGGGCGACATTCTGCATATCCTGTTGATTTTGATATTTTAGAATCAACATCATATACTTTCTCTATCTTAGATATGTAATACTCTTCACCATTGTTTTTGTTAATAACAATGTCATTCTCTTTTAAATTGCGCATAATTACCTCCTTTGTTATTGATATTCTTTAGGTTTTCATCCCCGAACCATAAAAAAGGGGATGAAATATTTATTCTTTCGTATGACCATTTTCGTCAAACTCAAATGGAAGTTCCATTTGGCCAATCTGACGCATCTTCATTTTTTTGAAGTTATCACAAAATTGCTTCATATTGTCTGAAACCTGAAACAATGTTATTACTTTATTGATTTGTTTTTCTAGATTTGGTTCTCCAATATCAAGTGTAAGAAGTTGGTGATAACGGTTTGTCCTATTACCTGCTTCGCTCTTTGGTGTTTTCTTTTTTAATTCCTCTAAAACTCCATTAGGTAGTTCTTCATAGATAAAAGTATTAGTCCATTTTCCTATAATTCCTGGACGTTTTTTAATACCTTTTACTGTATAATCCCAGCCATTAAGGCGAAATAGTTCCTTATAAAAAACATCAGGAAATCTTTTTTGCCATGGTAGTAATTCTTCTGAAATATATGCTTTCAGAATTTTTTGCAATTCGTCTTTCTCTCGTTCGTATTGGTAACCAGTGGCTTCATCAACAAGAGCAATAATACCTACTTTTGCTACAGAGCGAATTATAATATCAGCACTTTTGACAATTTTTTCATCGTTAAAAATGCCGGCACGATTTGCATCTATGATAGCAGAGCATATATCAACCAATAAAGTTACCTCATATCCGTTTGCTACTGATTGTGAGCCTCCTGCATTGTTCCGTTTAAATTTTATAGGATTTGCTAACCTTTCTGATATGCTATTTTCACCGGCACATAGATAATCAGTAAGCCCATCAATTTTACAGAAACTATTCATCCACTGGCCACTCTTGCTTTCATATCCAATAGCTTTTTGGATACCCCTTCCAGAAAATACTCTTGTTCCATTATTTAATACATAGCATGGAATTTCTAAATCACCTAAATGTAATGGTGTTTTATCAGAACCATATTGGGCTATTAAAGTTTCTTGTTCTTCCATAATTTCTTATTTAAAAATTAGACGTTTAATTCCAATAATTTCTTCAGATCCTCAAACGAGTGAACCTCATAAAGAGTTCCTTTTACTTTCACATAACCGTTCACTTCGGAATCTTGTGAATTTCCTTCAAATAAATCAACGACATTAACCCCCAGTGCTTTAGCTATATCTCCTAACTTTCCAATGGTCGGATTCCCGGAAACAGCAGCATATAAAGCTTGATAAGTTACTCCCATCTTCTTCGCCAAATCCTGCATGGTTATTCCCTGCTCCTTACAGATCTCTTGTACTCTAAGCATAATATTATTCAAATTATAGTTTGATGCAAATATAGGAACATTTTTCAAATTATATATAGATTCTAAAAAGAATAATATCAAAAAATAATTTGAAAAATTTCTGCTAAAAGTTTTGTTTATTCAAAATAAAGTTTGATATTTGTACTAAGAAAATCAAAGCATAATTTGAGTGACAATTTAAATACATACGATTATGAAGACTATTAGCAGTGATTACATCAAAGAGATCAAAGAACAGATCAGAGTTATCAATGAAGCTCTTAAAAGGGTTCAAGAAGCAGAAAAGGTTCAAGAGGCTACAACTAATGCACGAGAGTATGAGACATCTAATAAAGAAGCTATAAACGCAAGTTCAGACGTGATGGTTGCTTTAGAAGAAGTTGTAAGACTTGCATCGGCTATGGGCTGTGCTACTGGCCTGTATGACATAAACAAGTATCACAAGATTGTAGAACTTGATTTCAGAGAATCACATAAATAAGTTTAACCGGCAATCCTTCGGGGTAGCCATAATATAAAAAGATTATGAGTATTGATATTAGTAAAGTAACAGTAGGTTTGAGATATAGAGTTTCAGGCGATTTGCAGAACGGTAGTTACATAACGCACGAAGATGTAGTACGAAAGATAACACGTATTACTGACACGCATATAGTTTGCGAATGTGGCCGCAAATTTATTATCAATAGCAATCTAAAAATTGAGAAGTTCTAAGTTTAACCAGCAGGGCGAAAGCCCTGCATAATCCCACACACGATTATGAATACATATTACAAATTTTGTCCAAACGTATTTCTTGCTAAATGCGATGCTAAGCATGAAAAAGGTGAAACCATTCTTGTAACCACCAAATACGGCAAAGAGAATGAAAGCATAGTGTTTAATCTGATATTTGAACGTGACGGATTCTTCTATTACTCGATAGTTCGCGCTGATGGATTTAATGTTCAGGAATGGGCGAAGCGAAGAGCTGAACGCCGGTTGGATTGGGCTGCCACTGCAGAACGAAAGAGTGAAGAATACTTCAAAGCGTCGAATAAAGACAGCGATTTTCTCTCGTTGGGTGAACCTATTAAAATCGGCCATCATAGCGAAAGACGACACAGAAAAGCCATTGAAGATGCCTGGAATAATATGGGCAAGAGTGTAGAGTTTGACGAGAAAGCCAGAGAGCATGAAAGAATAGCTCAGTATTGGGCAAACAAAGCTGACACCATAAATCTTTCAATGCCTGAAAGCGTGGACTATTATGAGCATAAGTTAGCAGCAGCTAAAGAGTACCACGAGGGGTTGAAATCTGGCAAATATCCACGTGAGCACTCATATTCTTTGACGTATGCTAAAAAAGCGGTAAACGAAGCTCAAAAGAATTTCGATCTGGCAAAGAAACTTTGGTTATAAACTCGGTAGCCTTCGGGTTACCACTATTTAAGATGGTTATGAAAGAGAAAGAAATCCTGCAAGAAATAATCGAGTGGCTGGATAATGATACAAGCTACTTGTCTACTAGGACAGACTATGCCAGAGGGTATAAATCCGGTATAGAATGTGCAAAAGAAATTGTTGAAAGCATCATCTATAAACACGACCCTGATTTATTACCAAACAATTAGCAAATTGTTTCGTATGCGTTGAATTGTTATTCAAAATTGTCTTCATAATGGGGTATCTTTGTATAGATGCCATCGCGGGTTAGAGCAGTGGTCAGCTCGTCACTTTGACTTGGTGAAAAGCAAATAATTGAATATATGAATAGTAGATATGAAATATTGGCTAAAGAAAAAGGTTATTTTGTAGATAAGCAAGGTAACGCATATTCACCACGAGGTAATAAGGTCGGGACTCGCGGCAAAGATCCGTATTTGTATTTTGGTATAAGAGTGTCTAAAACAAAAGTTATCAAAGTATATATACATCGTTTGCAGGCCTATCAAAAGTTTGGCGATTTGATATTTAATGATAACATAGAAGTAAGGCATTTAAATGGTAATTCTTTTGACAATTCATTCAAAAACCTTGCGATTGGAACACCATCAGAAAATGCTATGGATAAACCAGAGTCAAAAAGAAAGAAAATTTCTTTGGCTGCATCCAATAAATTAAAAGTGTATTCAGATGAACTGGTTTTAGAGATACAAAAAATGAAAGAGGCTGGCATGACCTATACAGAATTGAGAAAGAAATACAATATAAAAAGTAAAAGTTCTTTGAATTATATACTAAAAAGGAAAGTATCGCGGAATGGAGCAGATGGTTAGCTTACCACTTTGACTTGGTGGGGGTCACAGGTTCGAGTCCTGTTTCCGCAACTAACATTTAAACTTTACACGATTATGGAAATACTTACGCTTATCATCAAACAGAAGTTTTTTGACGAAATATTGTCGGGCAAGAAAACACAAGAATTCAGAGAAATTAGACCAACGACACAGAAGAAATACTGTCAGCTTGATGCTGACGGGTATTGTGTCGAGAAAGACGGTGTTTTGCAGCCAAAGCGCTACGATGCAATACAGTTTTTTGTAGGCTACAATAAGGACAGGGCCAGTGCATTGGTAGAAGTCAAAGACGCCCAAATAGAGCTGTTTGAAGATGAGAATCACAATCTGATTGAATATACCTATCAGGGTGAGATATATTTGGCAGCACAGGTCGTTTATGACCTTGGCAGAATTATAGAAAAGCATGTTTAACCCTTTAAATTTTCGTTGAGTCAGAACAAACAGAAGCACATTTTCAACTGGTGGCTACCGTGGTGGCCGTAGAGGTTTGACCACAGAGAATGGTGGTCTCTCTCAGGGTGGCAGATTCATCACCCGAAGACAGCAGTATTATAACGTCCGCACAGGACTTGGAATGAGTGGCGGATAATGACACTGCAAGAAAGGACATACAGCCATATTGACCTCGTCAGACAGAAGACTGACGGGGTTTTGCTGTTTCTGTCCTTGGGTAAGGATTCTTTGGTCTTACTGGACATGATCTACCCAAAGTTTGATAGAGTCGTCTGTGTGTTCATGTACTTTGTTAAAGGTTTAGAGCATATTGAAAGATGGATCGGCTGGGTAAAAGCCAAATATCCGAAGATAGAATTTGTTCAGGTACCCCACTGGAACCTTACCTACATTCTTCGCGGTGGCCTGTATTGTGTGCCAAATCCCAAAGTGAAGTTGCTGAAGTTGGCCGATGTGGTGAAGGCAATGCAGCTCAGATACGGGCTTTACTACACATTCTTGGGAATGAAGAAGGCTGACGGCATGAACCGCCGCCTCATGCTGAAAGGTTACGAAGCAAACGGGTATGAGAACAACGGTATGTGTTATCCTTTGGCCGACTGGACTCAGAAAGACATCCTGTCCTACATGAAGCAGAACTGCCTACCGGAGCCTGTGAGGTATTCACTCAAGGCTAGTTCGGGTGTAGGCTTCAATTTGGATTGTATGTTATGGCTGGAGAAGAACTACCCGCAGGATTTACAGAGAATTTACAAGGTGTTCCCGATGGCTGAGAGAATCCTTTGGGAGCATAAACAAAAACAATAGGTATGGAACTAAGCAAATACATAAAGAGTGAATCGGTGGAACTTAATCGTTCCGCCATTCACTTCGCTGATTATAACCCCAGGAAACTGTCTGAGGAATCCCGTAAGACATTGAAGCGGGGTATTAAGAAGTTCGGTCTGGTTGGTGGAATCGTAGTCAACAAGCGAACTGGCCTTACTGTCGTGTCCGGCCATCAGCGTCTAACAGTCATGGATGAGCTGCAGAAATTCCCTGAGAACGATTACAGAATCCGTGTAGATGTCATTGACGTGGACGAAAAGCAGGAAAAGGAATTAAACATCCTGATGAACAATCCAAACGCGCAGGGTGCATGGGACTATGACGCATTGGCGCGATTAGTTCCAGATATTGATTACCAGGATGCCGGCCTGACAGCTGCCGACCTTAACATGATTGGCTGTGATTTCCTTCTCCAGACAGAGGAAGAAAACTCCATCGCAAATGCTTTGGAAGATATGATGGCACCAGTCACAGAACAGAAGGAAGCCGAAAAGGCCGCAAAACAGATGGAAAGAGCTGAAAAGGTAGCCCACATGAAAGAAGTAAAGCAGCAGGTGAAGAATGCAGCCCAGAAACAGGCTCAGGATATGGATGCTTATCTGATGCTTTCCTTTGATACTTTTGAAGCCAAAGCTGCTTTTTGTGAAAGATTTGGATATGATCCATATTCCAAGTTTATCAAGGGTGAGGTATTTGATGAACAGATAGAAAGAATTGAATAACAACATGAAATTTTAGGAGGAAAGCCGAGTTAGAAGAAAAACATATAGTCAGTTGTATCAACAGTCAAGACGAATAATGTACAACGCCGGAAGGCAATACGGGCTTGGTACAGACAGACAAAGAAGTATAAGAGACAGAACGAAGTCTATAATGGAAAGATATGCGGCCAGGATAGATAGCTATTTCTCAAAGAGAGGAATTGATATTTATGGTGATAAGCCTGTTTCTCGCCGCATTTATATGGGCAACAATAATGGATGAAATATGGTAGGGGATTTTATTCTTTGGCTAAAGACGTTTTTTGGGCAGAATCTTTTTTGTATCCATCATTATGTTTGGAAAGGACCATTAGATTTCCGCTATGAAATTTGTGATAAGTGTGGAAAATTGAAAAAGAATTGAATAATTATGAAAGCATCAGAAGAATTTGGTGAGGTTATTGATAGAATAGACAACTTGATAGGAGCATTGGAGTTACCTATGCCTGCAGAGTTTCATGTAAATCAGATGAAGCATGAACTCAGTGAAATATCGGATAAATTGAAACGAGTATACGTCGAAGAAGAGGGTGAAAACCCTTGGGAGGAATAAATGATGAAAAGTGAATCTCAACATAAGAAACATCCAGGAGGAAGAAAGCCCAAATTCGATTACAGGGGTGAGGAATTTCTTTCTCAGGTAGAAACGTATGCCAAAAAGGGATTCACTGACCGGGAAATAGCTTTCGCGCTCGGGCTGAATCCAACCTACTTCTACGAAATGAAGGCAAAATATTCGGAGATAACTGACGTATTAGCGCGCGGGCGTGCGACAATCACCGCCGCTGTGCGTGCGAAGTTCCTTGCGGTGGCTTTGGGCGGTATCAAGACAAAGAGTACCGTAGTAAGGAAGCTGAAAGACCAAGACGGCAATCTGACCGGAGAAGAAGAACTTCAGGTGAGCGAAAGCGAGCTGGCTCCGAACCTTCAAGCAATGTCAGTCTGGCTGTATCACCATGATGAAGAATGGAGGAAGGTTGAGCGCCGGCAGGACGAAGACGTCGACATTCCAAAGGATATTGACCACGGAATTTCTATTGATTCATGGATTAAAGACAAGCTGAAATGATTGTACCCCAGGCGATATATCATCCGTTATACACCGATAAGGAAAAGTTTATCATTCTCATCACCGGTGGCCGTGGATCGGGGAAGTCTTTCAATGCTTCCACTTTCATCGAGCGGCTTACATTTGAAATGCCCCCCGTAGAGAAGATAGTCCACCAGATTCTTTATACCCGTTACACGATGGTATCTGCCGGGATGTCTATCATTCCGGAAATGATGGAAAAGATAGATTTGGACGGAACAACGAAGTATTTCAAGACAACCAAAACCGATATTGTAAACCGGATGACCGGCAGTCGTATCATGTTCCGTGGTATTAAGACTTCTTCCGGAAACCAGACGGCCAAGCTGAAATCAATTCAGGGTATCACCACCTTTGTCTGTGATGAAGCAGAAGAATGGACCAGCGAGGAAGAGTTTGATAAGATCATGCTTTCTATCCGTAAGAAGGGAATTCAGAACCGGATAATCATCATTATGAATCCATGTGACTCTAATCACTTTATCTACAAGAAATACATCGAGAACACTCATCGATTGGTGGAGATTGATGGCGTGCAGGTACAGATATCAACTCATCCCAATGTACTTCATATCCATACTACCTACTTTGACAATATCGAGAACCTTTCTCCTGAATTCCTGAGAGAAATCAAGGAAATGAAGGAGAAGAATCCTGAAAAATACGCCCATGTGGTTATCGGCCGTTGGGCAGATGTAGCTGAAGGTGCCGTATTCAAGAAATGGGGTATAGTGGATGAGTTCCCCATGTGGTGTAAGAAGGTCGGAATCGGGCTGGATTTTGGTTATACTAATGACCCTACAGCAGCTATCCGATGCGGAATAATAGATAATGCGTTGTATCTGGATGAAGTGGATTATCGTACCGGATTGCTTTCGGGAGATATCATAAAGACTTTGCGACCTTGGAATCTTAGAGTGATTGCCGATAGTGCAGACCCACGACTCATTCAGGAAATCAGTAATGGTGGAATTAAGATTTATCCAGTGGAAAAGGGTAGTGGTTCAGTCAATGCCGGTATAGACAAGATGCAAGGTATGGAAATCTTCATCACCAAGCGTTCTTATAACCTTCAACGGGAGTTCAGAAATTATGTATGGGCAAAGGATAAGGACGGAAACTATATCAACGAGCCGGAAGACCACGATAACCACGGCATTGATGCTGCTCGTTACTATGTGCTGGGAGAACTTCTCGGTAGGATTATGAAACCGAAAGACATATCAGGAGTATTTGGACATTAAAAATTAATATATGAGGACCTTAGAAGAAATTTTAGCTTTGCCGGATGTAGAGAGAAAAATCTATTATCTGAAGAAAGGGCGCAAGACTGAGCTTCCTAATGCTCATGCTCTTTATAACGATTGGAATCCAAACAAACATGAAATTGTGATTGATGAAGAAAAGTATCCGAAAATCAAAATCACTACCCAGCCTGAGAAACGGATTACAGACCCGACAACAGGGAAAGAATATGTGGAACCGGCGGTAAGGAAAGAAGTTGATCCGAATCGAATTGCCCTTCCTATCGAGCAGGACATCGTGAACATTCAGACAGCCTTCACAGTCGGAACCGAACCGGTTCTTGATTGTCAGCCGGACCAGTCAGAAGAAAATCTTCTTTCTGCCTTGAAGCAGGTGTTTAAGAAGAACAAGCTGAAATACCAGAATAAGAAAGTCGTCCGGGCATGGCTGGCCGAGCAGGAAGTGGCCGAATACTGGTATGTTGTAAAAGATGATGGTTTTTGGGCAAAACTCAAACGAAAGATTTCAGGAATCTTTGGCAAGTCAAAGCCTGAATACCGTCTGAAGAGTGCTATCTGGTCTCCGTTCCGGGGGGATAAACTCTATCCGTTCTTCAATGATCAGGGTGATTTGGTTGCTTTATCCAGAGAATACAAAAAGAAAGATCTAGATGATATGGAAGTAACCAGCTTTATGACCATTACTAGGGATATGGTTTATCAGTGGGAGTTTACAAGTAACTGGACAGACAAAGGTTCATTTGCTCATGGGTTCAAGAAGATGCCAGTAATCTACATGTGGAGACCGGAGGCATACTGCGAGAAGATCAAGAGCCTTCGTGTGAGGCTGGAGAAACTCCTTTCGAATTATGCGGACTGCATCGACTATCACTTTTTCCCGATCCTTATGTTGTTTGGAAATGTGGAGAATTTTTCCGGTGAGTTCAAAAATAGGGTAGTAGAGTTGACCGGCCAGGGAGCAAATGCCCAGTACCTTACCTGGTCTCAGGTGCCCGATACCGTAAAGTTCGAGGTGGAAACCTTGCTGAGCCAGATATACGGACTGACCAATACACCGCGTATCTCTTTCGACTCATTGAAGGGTACTGGCAACGCTGTCTCCGGTGTTACTTTTGACTATGTGTTCATGTCCACCCACCTGAATGTAGAGAACCTGAACGAAACCGTCGGCGAGTTCATGCAACGACGTGTAAATTTCCTTGTCTCTGCGTTGGGGTCCGTGAATTCCACCCTTGAAGAAGCCTCCGAGACTATTGACGTGGATGTGCAGATGCAGCCATATAAACTGGAGGACATCAAAGACAAGATAGACACGGCAATCAAGGCCAAGGACGGGGAGATTTGGTCGCAGCAGCGGGCCATCACCTTTGTTGGGAACGTGGATTCTGTTTTGGACGAGATCGAAGCCATCAAGGAAGAACAGGCAGAGAACCAGAAGAACGATATTGAGAAGCAGAGACAGCTTTCTTTTCTCAAAAGTTCTAGTAAACAATTTGAAGAATAGAACAATTAAGTCAGAAATATTACGAGGTTTATACAAATTATACGGATAGAAATCTAAAATACTGACTAATTGAATAGCGGTACCTTTTGGGGGTATCGCTATTTTCTGTTATAGTAAAAATATGAATAGATTTTCTTTTTAATTATTCGTTATTTTACTATATTTGCAGAGTAATAAAGTCAGAAACGCTATGAGTTACAAATCAGTTAAAGAGGTTGTAACTATGTTGCTTGACAACGGCTTCATTCTAAAGAGCCAGAAGGGCAGCCACATGAAGTTTGAGAAAGATGGAATAACGGTAGTCGTTCCGAATCATGGAAAGAAAGGCGTTGAGAAAGGCACTTATTACAGCATTATGAGGCAAGCGGGGCTAAAATAGCCCCGGCCTCTTTTCTTAAATTATAAAATGGAGGTCAATATGAGAACTGTAGAAGTGATTGTCGAACATGCTGGGAATAATCTCAGTGCTTACATTGAAGGTGCTCCGGTTATTACTGTCGGTAATAACATAAGAGAAATTGAGGAGAACATGAAGGAAGCCATAGACTTGTATCTGGAGGACAACCCGAACCCTTGTGAGGTTCTCAAAGGAGAGTTCATCTTGAAGTTCAAAATAGACGCGGCCACCTTCATCAACTATTACAGCAGTATTTTCACAAAGGCCGCTTTGAGCCGGATCACCGGAATCAATGAGCGCCAGTTGTGGCATTATGCTGCTGGAGTACATAAACCACGCAAACAGCAGTTGGAGAAGATTCAGAAAGGTATTAACGCGCTGACAGAGGAACTGGCAGCTATAAATTTGTTGTAATTATGATAAATACAAAAGAGCTTCGTTTGGGAAATTGGGTTTATAAAGTAGATTCAAATGGTAATAAAACTCAAAAAAAAGTTTTTTCGATTCAGGAAAATTATGTATCGCTGGAAAAACAAAGAGGAAATCCTTGTTACAAAACATTAGTAGAACCTATACAATTAACAGAAGATATTCTTGTTAACTCTGGTTTTGAATATGTAAATAATCGGTATTATGCATTGGATTTAAAAAACAATTTAGCTATAGGCTTTATAGATGGTAGAGTGTTAATGTTTTTAATTGATGGGGAAGGTGATTTAGGTTTTAAAGTGATGCGTTCTACTCGTATAATTTCATATGTCCATGAACTCCAAAATCTTTATTACGATTTAACAGGAAATGAATTAAATATTATATTATAAATAAATCAGCGTGATTATCCCAGTAGTCACGCTTTCTTTTTGTCTAAAAACGAACATTCTCTTAATTGTTTCGTATCGTTAGCCTTAAAATTTCCCCCTCCACTTCTCTATCTGTAAATTTACCGTATGAAATTATTAATCAAACTCATACGGTATGACAATCTTTGAACAAATCTTGGCAGGACTACAACAGAAATTCGCTGGGGTGGATACTGCTACACTCACCCGTATTGCTACGAAAAAGGCTGAGGGTGTAACGGACGAAACGAAGGTGACCTCCATCGTCGAGGGTATCTCATTTCAGGACGTAATTCAAAACTATGGTGATTTCCGTGCAGGACAGGCGCAGACTTCCGCTGTTTCCAACTACGAGAAGAAGCATGGACTGAAAGACGGGAAACCAATCGAGAATCCGAAACCAGAACCACCGAAGCCAAACGACCCTCCAAAGCCGCAGGAAACGGACATCGCAAAGATGATTGCCGATGGTATCGCCGCAGGTATCAAGCCGTTTGCCGACAAGTTGGCAAAAATGGAGGAACAAGAAGTGCAGGCGCAGCGTAATTCTCAGATTTTGGCAGTGGCGAAGAAGTATGGTATTCCCGAATTTATGCTGAAAGACCGCAACATTCCTGAAAACACGGACTTGGATACTTATTTCAAGGACATGAAGCAGGATATGTCTAACAACGGGTTTCAGTTCTCCAAAGCTCCTGAAACTGCCGAACAGAAGCAGGAGAAGGAAGCGAGCGAGTTCGCCAAAATGATTGAGGCGGACACAAAATCTATTGTCGAACAACAAAACAAGTAATTTATGTCAGCAGGATTTAAGTACAACATTGAGCCTGAGCCGTCCATCGAGGAACGCTATGACGTTTCTACCGGTGTAAGACGTAGAGGCCCTTACAAGCTGGAAACGACCAACCTTGTTGCTGGTTCATTTCTTCCATCCTTCACTCCGATTGCCGCTGATTTGGTAAAGAAAACCGCTCAGGTGGCCATCCGTGTAGAAGTCTATGAAAAGTTTACCACCGGTTCCAATACCACTTTGAAGATCAAGAAAAACTCTTTGGCTTATGTGGGTATGCATCTGGGTAATGGTTCTCATGGAGCTACCATCAACAGTATTGACAAATCAGACAAAGCTTTCGATAAGTTGACGCTGGCTGCCGACTTTGGCGAAACAGTGGAAGCTGGTACTGTACTCTATGAAGCTACAGCTGTAAGCGGTACTACTCCAAAGGTAGTTGCTAACTCAGCTCTGTACGGAAGAGTACAAGTAGAAGAAGGCGTTGTATTAGTTGCTCTTTTGATGCGAGCATTCGAGATTGAGCCGACTAAGTTGGCTATGCCTTTCTCTGACATTGATAAGGCTAACATGCCGCATTTCCAGTTCAACGCTGCAGGCGTGCAATCCCCGGCTGGTGTTTCGTATGAACTGCCAGAAGCTTCTGATTCTGTGATGGGAGGTATTCAATTAGGATTTTCTCAAAGCGGAAAGAAATATCCAGTAGCATTGGAGGGTGGAAAGGCGTATGTAGAAGTTCCTTGGACGGACAATAATACTACCTATCAGGCAGCTAACTCAAGTACCTTGGGATTGGTAAAGCAGGGTGTAAAAGTTGATGATGCAGCAGGTGGTGATGAGAAGGATAAAATTAATGCTCTTCTAGCATCATTGAGAGCTGCAGGTATTATCGCAAGCAAATAAAGAAAGGAGGACTAATATATGATGCTAACTATTCATACTCTGTTTAACGACCCCAATATCGTAAATGCTGTTATCCAGCGCGTCCTTCAGACACGTAAGGATACTATCTACTGGCAGCAGTACCTCGATTTCCGTAGAACGACTACCCGTGTGTTCAAGGACTACATCGGTCAGGTTACTGGTGTGATGGCTGGTTCCATTAACTCACGATACGGCGAGAAGCCTATCCGTGAACGCCGGAATATCGGCTCAGGATATGGTGAAATCGCTTATCTTGGCGATGCTTACCAAATTTCCATTGACCGCTTGTCTGAGCTTCAGGACTTGATTGACAAGTTCAATGCAGCTAAACCTGCCGATCAGGTAGCAGCCATGCAGGAAATTGTGAACTTCATCTACGACGATTACCGCCAGGTACTTTTAGCAGCGCACAAGCGCATGGATATTATCGTAGGTTCACTTCTGATGACCGGAGAAGCAACAGTCAAGAACAAGGACGACAATGCCGGAGGTATTGATCTGCTTAACATTGAATTGCCATTCAAGTTCATTAAGCCTGATACTGGTGCGAAGACGAACTTCATCACCTATTTGCAACAGCAGATTAATGCACTGAAAGCGGACTATGGTAATTTCCAGAAAATGATCATGTCTCGTGGAACTTTCGTAAAGAATATCATCGGATCGGCTGAGTTTGGTGACAAGTTCAAGATGCAGCTTACAGGAAATGAGATGTATCTTTCAACCGGGTTGATTACCTCTCAACTGGCTTCCCAAGTGTTCACTGGCATCGGGCTTCCGGCCATTGAAATCAAGGAAGATTACGTAAAAGACCAGACCGGAAAGAACGTACAGATTTACACCGACGACCGTATCACCTTGCTTCCGCAGGATAAGGTCGGTTATATGCGTTTCCACACTCCGTACGAAGCAGTGGACGGCGTACCGGGACGTAACTACACTCAGGCAGACGGTGATATGCTTATTTCCGGTTACAAGGACAAGAACGGCCGTTATCTGGAATACACTGCAGAGTGGATTCCTCAGATTTCGAACCCGAACCTGATTGTGAACTTTGATTTGTCAACCATGAACGCATGATAGTAAATGACTACATATCACAAAAGTTTCAGCCCTTCGGCATTAACTTGTCGGAGGCTGACCTTTTGGAGATAAGTCTGTCTTCAGGGATAAGCGGAGAGGATGAGATGGGCTCGTCAAACATCGGACTGGTTTCGGTGGCTATGGCGAAGTTCATCCCCTCTCTATTGCTACGTGCCACTTCCATCAGCGAGAACGGTTTCTCTATGTTCTGGGACATCAAGGGAGTAAAGGAATACTATTCGTTTTTGTGCAAGAAGTACGGCCTTGAAGATACGTTAAGCGATAAACCTAAAGTCAGATTCTTATGATGTTCGCGCCCCATACATTACAGGTTAAAGTCACCATTCCGATGGAAACAGACGAGTTTGGCCGACCTATCCCCGGAACCGGCGGAGAAAGCTGGCAGGACGTATGTAAGTGCCGGTGTGACGACAACTCTACCAAAGAGTTTACTTCGGAGAACGGTGAGGTGTTCCGACCGAATTATCACGTAGTCTGTGAGAAGAAAATCTCACTGAGTGCTGGTGATGAAGTCAGATGTATGGACGGTGAGAATATCCGTGGAACTGGCAAAGTTTACATGGTGAAGAATACAAACTATTTTGGTTACTCAGAGATATGGATGTGAAGTTTGATTTTTCGGACGTGGATAGCTTTTTAGAGCAAGGCTATGCCGAGGTTAAAGCTGTTGAAGAAAAGGTTGGTAAGGAAGCTGTCAATTATGCGATAGAGCATGGCAGTTACCAGAACCGGACCGGCACACTCCGTAAGTCAAACAAGTATGCAGTTGAAGTTGATGGATTGGAGTTAAGGAATGAAGCCGAATACGCTTCGTTCGTAGAATCCAAAGGCTACGAAGTTTTAACTGGTGCAGCCTTATTTGCTGAGAAACGATTAAAGGAGGAAATCAAATGAAATACAAAAAGAAACCAGTGGTTATTGAAGCCGTAAAATGGAATGGCGATAAAATATCAGAAGTTACTGATTGGATTAGTAAGGCTCTCGATAAAGGTGTGATAATGCGTTTTGGAAATGAAGTCAAAATACACACACTTGAAGGAATAATGACGGCAAGTTCTGGTGATTATATCATTAAAGGAATCAATGGGGAAATTTATCCTTGTAAACCCGACATTTTTGACAAGACTTATGATATAGTCAAAGAAGATACAGATTCTATTTGCTTCGGTGATGCTATTGAAGTTTTGAAACAAGGTGGTGCAATCCGTAGAAAAGGCTGGAATGGTAAAGGATTGTTTGTCATCAAGCAAGTTCCAGCGCATATTGAGAGTGGTATTATTCCGAAGATGCAGTCGCTTCCGCAGTCAGCCAAAGACCTTATCCTGAAAGGAAAGGGCTTCATTGACTACACAAGTCAGTGTCTTATCTACAATGAGAATACCGGCAGAGCTGATTCGTGGGCTCCATCTATCAGTGATGTTTTTGCAGAAGATTGGGAGATTGTACAATGATAGTGACCACCGACATAGCGAACATACTTTACCGTGACTGCCAGACTTTCGGCATTGACATCGTTCCTCACGGAAAGAAGCTGACTGGCGAATTGAAGTCTGAAATGATTGTCATTCATGCCAAGAAGCAACAATCTGAAACGTATTGGAAGAAGTCTTTCGTAGAAGTGAACCTTTGCGTTCCTGACTTGAAAGAAGGTGAAGCCAATACCATCCGGCTGAACGAACTGGAGAAACAGTCGCAAGAGCTATTCGACGGCATAACCGGACGCTACGATGGTACCACCTATCATTATTCCATCGAGTCAATAGGAACAGAGGAAGACACAGCCTTAAAGTGTCATTATGTAAATGTAAGAATTTTATTTGAAGTTTTAAATGTGAAATAATATGGCAGAAGCAAAGAAAATCACAGCCGTGAATATCAAGAAACTTTGGTATGGAGAAATAAGTGCTATCACGGCTGATTTGACCGGACAGGCCTTGCATACTCTCTTGCAGGGTGAAACCTTGAAAGAGGTAAAGAACATTCATCAGGACACGTGGACGCTCGAAGAAGCGGAAGCTAGTCGTACCAACTACAAGAACCAGCTCACAGGCCAGACTTACCGTAGTGATAAGGAGATGGGCGATGTGACTGTCAATTTTACTATTGGTGAGTATGATTACCCGACCAAGAAAGACTTGATGGGTGGTGATGTCATCAACACAGACAAAGGTTGGAAGCGTGCAAGAGGCAAGGTGAACATCGAAAAGTTGATTGTATCCCTGACCGATGACGATCAGTATTGCGTGATTCCTCGCGCTGACATCGGTGCCCGTGAAGCAACCACAGACAAGGCTATTGGCCTTCCTGTAAGTGCAGTAGAGTTGGAACCGAAAGATCCTGCCATTGCTCCAGAATACTGGTTCGATGCAGAAGAGGTAAAAGAAGCATGAACAGATGTAAAGGTCGTAGCAATGCCTTCTGATGCAACAGTAAAACTGGACGGGCAAACGGTCAAGACCAAGAGGGTGAAATCTGGGACATCCGTTTCCTATGAGGTATCAAAGGCAGGCTATACCACACAGTCAGGAAGCATACCTACCTCCCTGTCTGATGCTTTCAAGACCGTTGAGAAAAAAATAACTCTCGTTCAAGAAAGTGGCGGTTAGTTTTCAGGATGTTTAATGGGTGGGGCTTCGGCTTCACCCTTTTTCGTTTAGTTATGAATCAAGGAGCAAAAATTATATCAGAATCTATTATTGGCAGTGACTTTAGAACAGTATTTGTTAATGGGAAAGCATATACTGTTTATCCTCCTACTGTTAACAATTTATCAGGTGCAATCTCTCATTTATCTGGAGTACAAGAAGCGGACAATCTGAAAGAAGTTCTGTTCTCTTTAGGAGAGAGTAAAGCCTATAGTAAGGCATTATCGTGGTTGATTACAGGTGATGAGAGTTTGAGTGAGGAGTTAGCCAATGGAACATACGAAGAGAACGTGAACGCTTTGGAGGAAGCATTGTCCATGATTGACTCAAAGGTTTTTCTGAAAGCTGTCAGCTTGGCGAAGAACGTAAGTCTGCTGGCAGCGAAACCGAGGTTGTAGGAAATGATACTCTTCTTGGTCAGATAGCATCGTTCATGGAAAATCTGCATCTGTCTTATCGGGAAGTGGTCTATGAGATACCATACAGAAACTTAATATTAATGCAACGTGATAAACTCCACACCATTACCGGAACGAAGGTTACAAAGGTGAAGGGTAAGGATATGGCTTCACGCAGACGAAGAAACAAGAAATAGATATGGCTACACTATATTTTAAAGTCAGTTCAGACTATCAGGAGGTCATCCGTCTGAGACAGGAATGTGAGAAACTGGAAGCACAGCTCAAAAAGATGGACGTAAACAAATCCCCGGCTGCAGCAAAAGCTTTAGAAACGCAACTGGCATCCACCCGTCAGCAAATGATGGGACTGGTGACTGAGGCAGCTAAGGCTGGTGCTGTGATGGAGAATGATTTGAAGAAAAAGCTTAATTCTGCGTCAAAGGCCTCCGATGAGCTGACGGAGGAAATTATCAAACAACGGAAAATCATCCGTGATACGCAGGATGATGTCAGACGGCTGTCTGATGAATATTCAAAGATGGGTAAGTATTCTCCTAATTCAAAAGCTAAATTGGCTGAACTGAATACAGCTAAAGCAGCCTTGAACGAGCAGAAATATTCCCTTGGCGAGTTACAGGACCAGCAGGCCAGAAACAGGCTTGAAGTGAGGAAACTTACGAGAGAGTACAAGGAGTTTGCCAGTGGAACGAATAATGCTGATGAGATAGTAAAATCCCTGACGGATTCTTTAAAGCGTACAGCCGCTGAAATCGGTGGACTGGTGGCGATAAAGAAATTCGGCTCCGATGTGATTGAAGCAACCGGAAAGATGCAGCAGTTACAGGTAGCACTTTCAACCATCCTTCAGGACAAATCAAAAGCAGACCAGCTCATCGCCGATATTGTCCAGTTCGCGGCCAAAACACCATTCAATCTTGACGATGTGGCGACAGGAGCAAAACAGCTTTTGGCATACGGTTCCTCGGCCGATAATGTCGTGAATGAACTTTCTATGCTTGGAGATGTGGCTTCCGGATTGCAGATTCCTATCGGGCAGCTTATTTATCTGTATGGAACATTGAGAACACAAGGACGGGCCATGACCGTAGATATCCGTCAATTCGCCGGACGAGGTATTCCAATCTACGAAGAACTGGCCAAGGTATTAGGAGTTTCCAAAGACCAGGTAGGTGAACTTGTGAAGGAAGGTAAGGTCGGCTTTAAGGAGGTCGAACAGGCCTTCAAAAACATGACATCCGAAGGAGGAAAGTTTGCCAACCTTATGGAAAGTTCTGCCGGGACGTGGCCCCAGCGACTTTCGAATATCGAAGATACCCTCTTTCAGAAAATGAATGAGTTCGGGAACAAGTATAAGGAAGTGTTCGAGTTTGGCATCGGTACAGCAGAGGACTTGGTGGAAAGTCTTGATGATGTGTTGTCTGTCATGGGCGGACTGATTGCAGCTTACGGAACGTACAAGGCCGCGTTGATTACCGCCGCCGTTGCTCAGAAGGCGGTCGGATTCGTTGAAAGTATCCGTCTGATAGGAATGTACAGAAAGGAATTGGGACTGGCCACCGCTGCACAACAGGCTTTCAATGTCGCTTCAAAATCTAATGTATATGTAACCTTGTTAGCAACGCTGGTAGGAATAGGTACGGCAGTTTACATGTTCACTAAAAGAACCAATGAAGCCACTGCAGCTCAGGATACACTTAACTCGGTGAATAAAAAGGCCGATGAGGAATTTTCCAAGCAGGCAGCAACGATTGACAGGTTATCCAGCGTATTGAAAAGTGAAACTTCATCCCTTGATCAAAAAAAGAAAGCCTTGTCTGATTTGCAGTCTATCATTCCTTCTTACAACGCCAGTCTTAATGAAGAAGGTAAGCTGATAAACAATAACACCGAGTCCATTAAATCCTACTTGACGCAGCTGGAGAAGCAGATACGGATGAAGGCAGCCCAAGAAGAACTTGAAGAACTGTATCGCAAGAAGCGGACTCAAGAAAAGCAGCAGAAAGTTGCCACGGAGAATTACAATGAGGCAAAATCTTTGTACAGTTCATCTGTAACAATGACTGGAAGCGCACTACAGAACAAAGGAGTCAATACAGGTGTGACCGTATTCTCCCAAAATAGTGCAGTAAACAATCAGCTCAAAGATAGTGCGAATAAGGCCCAGAAAGAACTGGATTCCGTAAACAAAGAACTCGGCGAAACGGTTTCCGCTATCATAGAATTGGAAAAAGAGATTGAGAAATCTTCTCTATCCGATAAAAAAGAAGCCCAACAGTCTACAATATCCAAAGAAGTAGAAAATGCCACCAAGCGTATCAAGACACTCAATCAAGAGATTGCTGACCTTCGTAGTGGGAAACTGCAGGCAGAAGCTGGTAAGACAGTAGAATCTGCTATAAAGGCAAAGGAAAAAGAGTTACAGAGTGTAGAAAAGACCCTAGAAACACTTACCGGAGTTAGGAATAAGGATGTGTCAAGAGAAAACTCAACAACATCAGCCGGAGGGAAACTGTCAGACTTGGAACGTAAGTTGGCATTAGAACGTGCAAAAGAAGCTGTTGATTTGGAAAATCAGGTTGAGCAAGCACGTATTAATGCTATGGCCGATGGAGGTGAGAAGATACTTGCACAACGTGAGCTGGATAACAAGAAGGAATTACAAGCTATTGACCGGGCCAAAGAAGAGTATATTCAGAAAGAAATTCAAAGACAGAAAGAAATATTCGAGACAACAGAGGATTTAAAAGCAAAGAAGAATCCTAAATACAAAAAGCGCAGTTTTGATTCTTCCTCTATAAGCGTTGACACCAGTTCATTTGACATCCTGAAAGAAAATACAGACAAACGTCAGGTTCAAGAAGACCTGAATGCACAACGAGAGGCGATGAATGCTTATCTTGCTGAATATGGCACCTATATGCAAAAACGTCAGGCTGTCATTGAACAATACCAAGACAAAATCAATAAGGCTACAACAGAAGGAGAAAAATTATCCTTGGGCAAGCAACGGGATAGTATCTTATCCGGCATTGATGAACAGGCAAATAAGACCACATCTGCCGTGTCTCTGTTGTTTGGAGATATGAAAGATAAGACTCTGAAAGATCTTGAAACAATCAACATGGCCGGACAAAAAGCATTAGAGTTTCTGAAATCCGGCCAATGGGATGAAACTACAGGAAAGTCACTTGGGATAACCAAAGAGAACTTCAATGTTTGGAGTAATGATCCGGAAAAAATTAAAGCCATTTCGGACGCGTTGGTTAATAATCGGGAAGCTGTAGATAACCTCCAGCCTGCTTATAAGAAAGTTGCAGTAGGCATAAGAGAAGCGTTTGATGCCGGAGATGACAGCAAGAAACTAGAAGAAGCTCTTGCGAGAATCAAGGATGGAATGAATGATATTATGCAGGTTGGTTCATTTTTATCTGATACATTCTCCTCTCTTGGTGAAGCATTCGGTTCCGATGCTTTAAAGGGTGTTGCTGATGGGATAAATGTAGCTATGGATGCAGCAAATTCTGCCATGCAAGGAGCACAAGCAGGCGCTATATTCGGCCCAATAGGAGCCGCTGCCGGTGCTGCCATAGGGCTTGTAGGTTCGCTCGCTTCTTCCATTGCAAAGATACATGATGCAAAGAATGAAAAACGCATTCAGGATTTACAAGAGCAGATTGACTTATTGAGCCGTTCTTACGATAAGCTGGGAGAGTCTATAGAAAAGGCATATTCAAAGGATGCTTCTAAATTGATTAATCAGCAAAACAAATTACTAGAACAGCAGAAAGTTCTCATCCAACAGCAAATCAGGGAGGAGCAGGATAAAAAGAAAACTGATAATGAACGCATCAAGGAATGGCAACAGCAGATAGAAGATATCAACGAATTGATAGAAAACAATAAAGAAGCTGCAGTTGATGCAATCTTCGGAGAGGATCTGAAATCAGCTATTGATAACTTCGCATCCGCTTATGCAGAGGCTTGGACAAATGGTGAAAATAAGGCAGAGTCCGCAAAGGAGATGGTAAAGAACATGATGCGCCAGATGGTTACCGAGTCTATAAAAGCAGCCACCCAATCATCCGGTGCTATGGAAAGGATAAGGCAGAAACTGCAAGAGTTTTATGCAGACAATGTTCTTTCTTCTTGGGAACAGGATTATATCTACAACATGGCCGAAGAATTACAGAAAGAACTTGACAAGCAATTTGGATGGGCCGATAGTATTATGAAGGATGATAGCAGCAAACAGCAAAATGCGTCAAGTAAAGGTTTTACCACTATGTCTCAAGAAAGCGCAAACGAACTTAATGGTAGGTTTACTGCTGTTTATGAATCAAATCTCAGAATAGAAGCTACAGAGCAGCAACAGACGGTAGCCATTACTGAATTAAGAGGTTCCATCAGTGTATTGACATCACAAATAACCAAAATGTGTAATATCGCCGATGAAACGCGTACCATATTGGCAAATTCCTATCTGGAGTTACAGCAAATCAGAGAAAATACAGGCGAGATAATTAAACCCATTAAACAGATACAAACAGATATAGCAGAAGTCAAACGTAATACATCAAGATTATGATAGAGGTAAAGGATATTTTAAATAAGGCTATCGGATTGGGTGCATGTTCTCAGTCCGGTAAGGCAACAGACTGGAAAAGTTTAGTATGGCTATTCTTTTCACCACAAGGCTGTGAATTTTGCCGTGGTAATAATTACCCATCACTGGAGATGTTTCGCACCATGAAAGGCAATGTAGAGTCATTCGGAGTACATATAGAGGAGGATGTGAAAGCTGTAAACGAAGATAAGGCAATAATCGGTGGTACTGCCCAATTGACTTATCATGGCACAGATAAGGCCTATAAGGTTATTCTTATGCATGGCGGCAATGCATGCATTAAAGTGGGTAATTATGCAGTGGTACGTATTGAGAATATAAGTGGTAATTATGAGATTATTAACGATGGAACAGGAAAGGTATTAATATGA